AGCAGCAAGAACTCTTTTCAGAGAGATCATATCATCATATGATCCAGAAAATTCTGCGAAAGAATCTACTGCTTGCGGTGGTGAGTTTTCATTGTCCCAACTTTGCGGTCTTCCAATGAATAAGTATATGCGATCACGAGAAGTTCCAGCAGCATCATCACTTTGAGTCGCATCTGGACCTTCAAGAGCTTTTATGAATTTCTGTGCCGAAAATATTCTAAATTGATCAGTTAATAGAGCTGCCATTTCCTAGTGACTATTGTCCTCTTGTTTATTTATGTGTATTACGAACGGAGTTGTGCAGAATACTCAATTCTCTTGAGTCTGTAAGTAGCACCACTATTACCCATGATGTCTTCTCCACCCAAAACTACTGCAGCTGCTGCTCCATTTCCAGTAGAATCTCCTACAGCATTAACAAAAGTTACTGTTGGGTGTGTGTTATATGTATTATCAACTGATGCAACGATTCCATAACCACCATTAGTAATGGTGCATGAAGCAACTTGGTCTTGAGCAGATGTTAAATTAACAGTTGCTTGACATTGTATATCACCAATATTCTCAACTGTTACTGTTGGAACTGCTGTATAGTTAGTACCTGGACTTTGAATTACAAAATCAACTACAGTACTATCATGTGAAAACTCATACAAATATCCACCTATACCTACATTAACATTACCAGTATTAAATGGAGTTATATCCTGAACTATAAGTACAGAATTAACTGGATCCCAAGAAACTACATTTGCTCTAACACCAGAAACAGATCCAGTAACAATTTCGTTAACACCGAAATTCAATCCATTAGAGAGATTAGGATCTAGATATAAAATTATAAGTGCAGCATGTGGAACACCATCAGTTAAAGTACCTGCATCACTAACTGTAGCATACTTAAATGGCAAACTACCATCTTTAACCTGATCACCAACTTGGAATAGAGTTGTATTCTGACCACCTTGAGTTTCTTCAATACCATATAATGAAGTATGAATACCACCATCAAGACTTATTTGATTTTCATAATCAGTTCCTGAGTTAACAAGATCTATAATTCCATCTCCAGCACCATCCAATTCATCATCATCTTCAAATTCTTTATCTATTATAGTAGAAATTGGTACTGTTAATGCTGTAATAAAAGCACCTTCGCTAGAATCTACATCCAAAAGAACATGCGGATTAAATCCACCTGGAGCAGATCCTGCAAGACCAGCATCAAATTGAACAATAGCATCTTCAGTTGATGGTATTCCAGCATCAATAAATGCCAATTCATCCACTTCAAATGTTACTAATAATTCTCTAGTTGTTGGATCCCAGTCATATACCTTCGCAACTTTATTAGCTTCACTTTCAATTTTTCTAATAACTCTATCATTAACATTAAACTTATAAGTTGAATTGCCATCACCATCAATCTGGCCAGCATCAAGGATAATTCTCTGATCAAAATTGAAATTAACTCCTCTAGTTAAACCAGAGAATTTACCTTTAGATTTAGCTGTATATGCAATAGTTTCTTTATTAAGTATTAACTCACCAGAACCAGGGAATGCATCAGTAGAATCAACATACAATTCAGTATCAGACTTTTGTACATTCTTAACAAGACCAGTAAGGAAACCAGCAACAGAATTATATGCCTGTCTAGATCTAGATTTACGTTTTAAATTAACTAATTTTGTGAATATTATACTAGGTTGATTAACATATCCGCTACCTGGATCTGTTATATTAATCTCTGTTATAACACCTTGAGCAACTTTTGCAGTAGCCTTAGCACCAATTCCACCACCACCATTAATAAGAATATAAGGAGGTTCTTGGTAATACTCACCCTCATCTACAATATTAATATTAGTAACTCTACCAAGAGTATCAATTTCAGCAGCACCTTGAGCACCACCGCCTCCACCACCTTCAAAAATAAGTGTTGGTGGTGTAGCATAATCTCTTCCACCTTGTAATAATGATAGACCTGTAACTGTCTGTACAGTAGGTGTTCCTGACGCACCTAATCCTTCTCCACCTAATATCCTTGCTGTTGCTGCACCAAAATAATTATCACCCTTTTTGGTCATCTTAACATAACTGACAGTACCATCAGTATTCAATACAATATCTCCTGCTGCACCATCTGGGAATGTATCTGGTTGCTCAGGGACAGCATCACCCTCAAACAAAGGAGTACCATACATTGTTGGTCCAATTGCATAAGGATAAGTTGGAACTCCACTACCATTTTCTGTTAAGAAATATGCATAAGTTCCATTTGGATATTCGGGAGTAACCGCAAATTTACCATTATGTTCATCCAAAGTACCAACACTAGTATCCCAAATATAATCCTGAACTAAATCTCCAATTACATATCCATCTTGAACTGTTCTTATACCAATACCAGAAGTTGTATAACCAAAGGTATACAAAGCAAGAGGTGCAGTTACAGGTACTTCAAATCTTATCTCTCTTGCAGTAGCAGCATTAAACCCACTAATATAAGCACTATAAGTTACTTCAGATCCTTCTAACCAATAGGTAATACCTGGTCCTTCAAAAAGATATGTTGTATCTGGTGGAGTACCAGCATGCCACCCATCATCAGTAGTAGATATTAATAACTGTTCATTATCATTACTAGAATCATTCTGTTGGAATACATATGTTTTTCCTCTCCATAAACTTAAGAAAGGAACAGTACTACCACCAATATTAAACTCACCATTAGCAACTGTTACAACATAAGTTATAGTTTCTGGAGTAACTACATCAGGTCTAGCACCAGCTAATTCATCAGTTGTTCTAGTTCTAAATCCAGTAACTTCTCTAGCAACATTATTACTACTATCATATCCATAAGGTCCGTAAATAGGATATCCATCAAATGCCATTCCTAGTATTTTTGAATGACCATTAGCATGTCTTCCATAATCTATCGTAGCAGGATCATTAGCATCACTCTGATAATAGTTTGTAATATAATAATCATTAGGTAAAGGATCATCATCTATTTCTAGATCCAAAGTCATATATCCTTCATGACCTTCATATCCAGACATATATCTGTGATACTTACAGTAATAATAAATTCTACTATTCTCATCACCATTCATTAAGAATAATGGTTTAAACTCATTTTCATAATCTGTAGATGGTGCTTCTGTTATTCCAGTACTCTTATAATATAAACTACCCTCATTTAACAAACCATCCTGTGTAGTACTAAATTGCATAGGATGTCCGTGAGGATGATGCCCAGAAGGTTGATTAGTTGAATCAGACTGATTCCAAATAATTAAATAATTTCTCTGTACCTTAATATTTTCTGGTGCAAAATAATATTGTCCCTCAACAAAAGGACCAAACTCTGTAGAATCTGCACCAAACTCAATATAAAAAATACCATTAGTTAACGTTGTTGGTGGTTCTAATATTTTAAAACTAAACCCAGTAGATCCTAAAACAACATTATTCTCAGCAAACTCATCAGACCCACTTATATTTCTAACATAGATATGAGTTATAGTTCCTAAATTATTTCTTACAATCTTAGCAATTTCTGCTTTAGCAGTGGTAGCTATAGCATCTATAGTCCTACCAATCTCAACTACACCTAAAGTTTCATCAACACTACCAACCTCAAACATTAAGTTGTCAAATTCTGTTTTTATATTCCAAACAAAAGGTCTAATTTTACCCCAGTCAAACACACCATTATCTTGAGAAAATTCATTAATTAATCTAGATGATTGATAATAATAAGTATTACCCTCTATTACTGCATCATCAGAAGTATTACTTTTAATATGTGGATGTTTAATTGTATCAATTGAAAATCCAGGAGTAGGATTGCCAGCTTGACCCCATTCTGGAGTATGGAGTTGAACTCCATTTGCCATTATACCTAATGCTTTATTATTTTGTTCTTCTCTAGCAACAGGATTCGGAGCATCTTTACCACCCCTATAAATGTAAGTTTGATCAAATGAACGATCTACTAATGATCCACCACTAGTAACTGCACCGAAAGTAGCAGATTTAAATGTATGAGCACTGGTATTAGTTGCAGGAGCAACACCCAATACTTGTACTGTAATAGTTGTAGAAGTTGTGGAAAGTATTGGTATAGCAACACCTGCTACTGGATCAGTTGCACGAGGGTATGTATGATCTGTTCCATGATCATCTAACGCACAAGTAAATGTTAATGAATTAATTCCAATCTTAATACTATCACCTGTAGTATAACTATGACTACCAATGGTCATTTCCATTAAACCAGTGGTAGGATTGTAGTTAATTGCTGAAGGTGTATACTGAGCAAGAGCACCACCAGACCCACCGCCAGGAGCTCTTTCTGCTAAAATAGGTGTTGGTTTTGGATGATTATCACTTTGTATTCTCAGTCTATCACTATTAGTAGTGAATAAACCAGATGTAGGTGAATTGGGATGTGACTGCCATATACTATTAATATCAAAAGACTGTACGACAGTTGGTGTATCTTGTGTAGGTATTATCTGTAATCTAAGAGGATCATATCCAAGACCTCTTTCTAAAACTCTAACGTGAACTATTCTCCCAGATAGTTCATCAATAATTGGATATAGAAGTGCTTCCTGAGTTGGAGTACCACATCCATTAACAGTCAATCGTGGAGGATTGGTTACATCATAACCTATACCACCATCAACTACTTGTACTGCACGAACACCAAATTTTTCGTCAAATATAGGTTCAATTACAGCACCAGATCCAGGAACAGTTCTTGCCATATCTTATTAACCAACTACGTTAATAGTTCCTTGCATCGCTGCATGGAGTGTACATTGATAATAAAGAGTACTAGGTGCAGCCATAGGAACTGTCCAATAAAGAACTGCAGTTCCACTACCAGTCTGTCCTGTAGTATAAGGAGTTCCAGTTAAACCTTGAGTACTTTGAATTCTAAATGGGTGTGCAGTTGCTTGGACAGTATTGTCAAAAGCATATGTCTGACCCCTCATAACATAAAGAGTTGCGTCAGCAGTAGCAGATGCAAATCCAGGTCCAGCAAATGTGTAATCAGATGCACCATTAGCATTCAATTCCCACCATGTAATAGGACTTCTAGTAGCAATCCAATTACTACCATTAAAGAATAGTGAATCACCTTGAACTGCTCCACTCAAATCAGTATCAGTCAATGCTGCTAAAGTAGTAGTTAAAGTACCACTAAAATCTACTGTTAGAGTATCACCAACAACTGTTGTTGTTATGTTAGTTCCACCAGCAATAGTTAACGTATCTGCTTGAGCATTTGCTGTTGTAGATCCAGTATCACCATCAATTACTGCCCATGTGTTCAATGATGAAAGACCAGATTCATCATCTTGGGGAGTCCATTTACTAGCAGATGCACTCCACTTCAAAACTTGTAAATTTGTAGGAGCTGCAGTTGTAGTATCTACATCCCCTAACAAATCAATACTAGAATATTCAGTTGCTATCTTTGCTCTAACATCTCCAACACCACCAGTAGTAATATTGATATTCACATAAGGATTATCATCACCATCAACAGTGAAAAAGTAACCTCCATAAGATGCAGCAGAAGGTGCATTACCTAATGCGGAAAATTCATTCTTATACTTAACTTTGGTTGGCATATCGATAACACCATCCGTACCACTAAAGGTATTATTAATACCACCAACACCAAGTGTCAGGTTACCAGTACCATTACATGCAATATTAATATTTCCACTACTAGAAGAAACTATAGAGTTCCCATTAACATCTAATGATGATGTTAAATTAGCATAATCAGATGGAGCGAATTGAGATCCATTGTACCTTAATACCTGCCCTACTGCAGGGTTAGTTACATCAACAGTTATATTAGTACCATTACCAATAGCAGAATA